TGCTTTAATTTTTGTTTGTTTTAATTTAAAATAAATAAGGTGGTGAAATAAATAAATGGCTCTAAATACTAAGAACGTAATCGTGGGTGCAGCAGCACTCTTTACTAGCGTTGGTAACAACTCCAACCAATTTGGTCGTCCAGCAACTGATGCTACGACTCTAGGTACTTTGTTCCCAGCTGGTACACCAGCTCGCCAAGGTCTTCTTGCTTCTGCAGGTGCATCTAATGGCGGATACCGTGAAGTAGGTTTTACAAATACAGGACTTGAGATTTCATACGAACCAGCATATGGTGAAGTTATGGTTGATCAACTTTTGGACGCAGCTCGTATTTTCAAGCAAACACTTAAGGTTATGCTTAAGACAGAACTTACAGAAGCAACTCTTGAGAATCTAACATTCTCATGGGGTCAAATGGATTCTTACTATGTTGCAGATTCTGCAAGCACAGTAACATCAAAGCCTTCTTTGATTAACAATGATACAACTCTTGGAAACTCAGATTCTCCAGCAGCAACATTGAACATGGCTGCAGGTGCTCTTGGTGATACTCCAGTAGAGCGTGTACTTATCGCAGTTGGACAGGCTCCAGCTCAGATTGGTACATCAGCTTCATTCTCAGATCCAGTAGGTGCGTCAAGCTCTTATTCAGTAGGAACTGGTTCACAGACTTCTGTTAATCGCAGCAAGGAGCGTGTATATGTAGCACGTCGTGTTGTTTCAATTGATACAACAGCACATGCTTTGAAGCGTGATGCAGCAACAGTATTCCCAGTGAATTTCCGTTGCTTGCCTGATTCTTCATATCAGTATGCAGGTTCAGAATACGGTGTAGTTATTGACCGTGTATACGGCACAAACTAATCTGTAAAATACAACTTAATATAGAATTTCAAGCCCCGTCAGAAATGGCGGGGTCTTGAATTTGTATTGACTAATTATCTTGGTATAATTTAACTAAACAAAGGAGCTATAAATTGGCAACAACAGTATACGAAATTGTAGAAATTGAACTTAGCGATGGAAGTACCATTGCTTTAAAACCACTGCCTATTAAGCAGTTAAGAAAATTTATGGCAGTTGTAAATGCCATGGGTCTTGATGAAAACAAGACAGAGCTAGATGCTATGGACCAGTTTGTAGAAGCAGCAATTATTTGCGTAGAAGGACTTGGAAGAAAAGATCTAGCAACACAAGAAAAGTTTGAGGAAGTAATTGATACTCCTACCATGATGAAAATTCTTGAAGTTGCGGGTGGTTTGAAACTAACAGACCCAAACCTTCTGGGAGCGGCTCTAGTTGGGACGAACTAGATCTAAGCTCCTTAGAGTCTGAAGTTTTTCTTACAGGTCATTGGAAAAATTTTGATGAACTGGAAGAAAGTCTCTCCATACAAGAGCTTAATGCTTTAGTAAAAGCAATAAGAGATCGGGAAATGAGAGAGATGAAATTCCATGCAGCAATGAATGGAGTTGATCTTGATGAAGCTTTGCAAGAGCCAGAAGATGTTACAGCTCTTCAAAACAGTCGGATTGCATCAAACGAAGGTTTTGGAATAGGTGAAGGACTTGGCTTTATGTCAATGGAATAACGGGGGTGAGAACTAATGGCAAAAATAGAACTTAATATAATTGCCCTTGGTGATTTCTCACAAGTTAATTCTCAAATAAAACTCCTACAAGCACAAGTAGATCTTCTTAATAAAGGAATTGCTGGTGTAGGTCTAGGTCAAAACCTAACTAAAGATTTGCAATCAGCACAAAATGCATTTAAAGCAACGATGCTTTCAACTGGACAGTTTACTATGCAAACTGTTAAGATGGCTTCTGAAACAGATAAGTTTGGTGCTTCTCTTGTTGCAGGTAAATTAAAACTTTCTGATTACTTTAATATAATTACTGGTAAAGCTGGTCAAGCAACAATAGCAATGACAGCACTTGCCGAAGCTCAAGTAAAAATGCAAAACTCTGTTATTGTAAAAAATAAACAAGGATTCTTGGATGTTTATACACCAACAGCATTTAATGAAGTGGCACAAGCTGAAGAGCTTGTGACTATGAAAGCTGCTTTGATGCAAAAAGCTATTGAAGGTGGATCAACAGCATTAATTAATTTTGGTAAAAACACACAATGGGCGGGTCGTCAGCTAACTGTTGGTTTAACAATGCCTATGGTTATGTTTGGTGCAGCAGCTATTAAATCATTTACTGATACCAATACAGCTCTTACACAATTGCAAAAGGTTTATGGAGAAGGACTTACTCCTCCAAGCCAAGATGCAATTAATAAAATTTCACAGCAAGTTTTGCAGCTTGGCCAAAATATGGCTTATACAACTGGTATATCTCAAACATTCACAGTTCAAGTTGCAGCTGCTTTTGCAGCCATGGGTAAAATGGGAACTGATCTTACAACTGCAGTAGAACAAACGGATAGACTTGCTAAACTAGGTAACCTAGATCAAGAAACAGCAACAAATGCTGTTATTGCTCTTCAAAATGTTTATAAACTTAATAATAATCAACTAGCAGACGCAGTTAACTATTTTGGTGCTGTTCAGAAGCAAACATCTCTTTCAATGCAAGATTTAATTAATTCTGAAAGCAGAGTTGGTCCAATTGTAGAAGAACTCGGCGGAAACTTTAGAGATACTGCAGTTCTTGTACTTGGCATGAAAGAAGCGGGTGTTCAAGCTTCCAAATCTGCTAACGCACTTAAGTCCGCTATGGCATCTATTATTAATCCTACATCTGCAGCAACAAAAGAGTTCGCATCATTTGGAATTAGTTTATCTGCAATAAAATCCGCTGGTGGTCCAGTTCAAATGATTGAAGCTCTACAAAAAGCTTTAGATGGAGTAACAAATAAAGCTGATAAATTGAGTTTGATTGATAAGCTTTTTGGTAAATATCAATTTGGAAATATTACAGCACTTATTGAAAATTTTGGTAAAGCGGGAAGCCAGACTGAAAATGCTATAAAGGTTGCAAATGCTTCTGCAGCACAACTTAAAGCTCTTGCAGATCAAGAAATGAAGAATGCTACATCATCTGTTTCTGCACAATGGACAAAAACATTAGAAGGCTTTAAATCAACGCTGTACCCAATCGGACAAGAATTTGTTAAGCTTGGAACAGTTATTATGGGTATTGCTAATAAGATTGGTAAAACATTTGAAGATTTGCCAAACCCACTTAAAGGATTCTTCGGCTTCCTATTAGTCGGTGCAGCAGTAGCTGGACCATTAATCATGTTAACTGGTTTGCTATCTAACTTTGCTGGTTATTTGTTAAAAGGTGTTGGTCTTGTAAAGCAATTAGCAAATGGCGGAATGAAGATTAAAGATCTTTTAACTCCAGAAATTATTGCATCTCAAAAAGCAGCAGAATTATTTTCTGATCAAATTTCAAATGATATTAATGCAGTTGACCTTTTCAATCAAGCTGTAAAAAATCTTACAGCATCTTTAGAAGGCCTTTCAGCAGCTTCTAAAGAAACCACTTTATCTCAAGCTGTTTCAGAAGCAGCATATGCTGCAAAAGCAAGTTTAGCTGCAGAGACAGTTGAGGAATTACCTACACGTAATGGTATTCAAAGTGTAACTACAAGAGAAGAAGCAGCAGCTTTATACGGATCTAAACAACGCACAGGTACTCATACTTCTTACCACCCGACTTCTGGTGTTTATACTGGAAGAGCAGAGGGCGAGGCAATGAATGGTGCACTTGCAAATAGTGGTGTAGAATCACAAAGATATATTGATGCTATGACAGCATTGACTGGTGAAACAGAAAATGCTGCCACAATGTTTAGAACTACTTATACAGATTATCTTGGTGCTATAACTAAGTTAACAAATGCATCTGGAGATTCTTTAATTAGTGAAGAAAATGCTAATAAAATTTTGGCAGATATTAATACTCAGTATAAAGAACAGCTTCTTGAAATGCAAAAGCTTTACACTTTAACTGGCGATCAACAATATTTACTTACAGATATTAATAATCCCCTTGCTCAAATTGCTAAAACTGTTATGGAAGAAAATGCAGTTCTTTCTGCTGATCCAGCAGCTTTTTCAAGAATGTTTGCAAGTTTCAATGTTGCTAGTAGTAAAACAAGAAGGCTGGGAGCTGGACAATCTGGTGGTGGAAATGCAATTCCTATACAAGATGAAGCATGGGGCAAAACAAGCCTAACATTAGGCGGAACTAATGGATCAATGCTTTTGCATTCATACAATGAAGAATTTTTGCAATATAGAGATAAAGTAATTAGCGATTTTAGACAGCTAGCTAAAGACGCTGGTGTTACATTTGATGAAACTCTAGCAACTTCAATAGAGTCAAACACAGATGCAATGATATCAGCTGGAGAAGCATCAGGTACAGAGTTTACAGCTTCAATGCAAAAAACAATTGAATCTCAAATGCCAGGCTTAATGACTTCAACTGCAGAACAGATAACTGCTGAAACAAGCATGTTTGGGGAAACCCTCGGCGATACAGCTGGTTTATCTTTTGTTCAAAGAATGAAAACAAGAATTCAAGGTGGAATGACTACCGAAGAAGGCAATTTAAGTAAGGGCGGTGGCATGGGAATTGCCATAGCTGGAACTATAGCGGGTCAAGCTCTATCTGGAAATAGTAACAGTGCTATAAGTACATTAGGTACTGGAATTACTGCAGGTGCTAATGCTGCTATGGTAGGTTCTATGATGCCGTCTCTTCTATCAGCACTTCCTGAGGTAACTGCATTTGGGGCTGCAGTACCACCTTTGGCACTTTTAGTTGGTGGTGTTACAGCTGCTACTGTAGCATTTAAAGGCATTGTTAAGCTTATGGATGATGCAAAAGCCCATAATGATGCTATAGCAGCATCTTATAAAGCAAGTTCTGATGCAATAAGTATTTATGGCGGTTCAACTAATAATGCTACACAAGCAATTTATAATTTCAACACAGGTACAGAGCAAACTAATAAAACATTAACTGTAACAGCACAAAATGTTGCTGCAATTTCTAAACTTAAACCAACAGATTCTCTACGTCAAATTGGAGATTTGTTAAAGGGTGGAACTTCAGCAAGTAGTGTTATTGGAACTGTAGAACAATTTGCAGCTGCACAAGTTGCAAATGGTATGGATCCAGCGGGTGTTGCACAGATGGTTACTGACCTACTAACTTATGCTGGACAAACACAATATCTAGGTCAAGCATTAAAAGAAATTACTGCAAATACAAAAGATGTTACAACTGCTACAGAAACATGGTTAAATAAACTTACATCTGCAAATGGATTTATTCCAGTAACTACAACAAACTATAAGCAATTAAATACTCAACAGCAAGCATTTGCTGATGGATTGCTTCAAATAACAAATAGCCTTTCAAATTCAAGCACTCCTCTTTCAACTGTTGTGCAGCAACTTAAAGCAATGGGTGCAAATGCTGCAAATACAACTAGTGCAGTAAATGCACTGGCAGCAGCACTTACAAATGCTGGTCAAGCAGGAGCAGCTTCACAACTTCAAACTTGGAATTCACAAGGTATGAATATGCCTGCGATGCAAGAAATGCTAATGCTTAATAATGCAGGTCCACAATATAGTGCTGGTCTTCAAGATTCAAATAAATCACAACTTGTTCAAAGCTTAGGGCAAGATTTAACAAGTTATTATACTGATCAAGCAGCTAGTGCTGTTAAAACAGCTCAAGCAGGAGTTCTTTCAGCTACAAATGCATATCAATCAGAGGTTAAGCAATTAGCAGAACAAACTTCAACAACAACTGGATTAACTTCTGAACAAGCAGCATCTTTAACTCTAGATAATGCAAAAAAGAAAACGTTAGAAGCACAGCTTGCAACAATGAAGTTGCAAACACAAGAACTTGAAGCACAACAACAATATAATCTTTCTCAAGCAGATCTTGATAATCAAATCAGATTGGCACAAGCATCAGGTGATTTCTTGCAAGCTGGTTTGTTGCAACAACAAAAATATGCAAACACTGATAAATATAATAATGATACCACTCAACAAGATATGCAAAATCAAATTGATAGTCTTACAACATCAATTGATGATTTAAATAGTGCAGTTGCATCATTTAAAGCTCAAGATTCAAACCAGTCTACCTTACAATCATTTAAAGATTCTATTACCACAGCAAATGCTGCTTATTCAAAAGCATTGGATGCACAAAAATCAACACCAGGAATGATTCAAACTTTGTTAAAAGAAATGGGTATCCAACAATTTAAAGTACCAGGAAAAGACGCTTTATATGTTCAGATTGTGCCAGGAACTTCTAATAATACTGGTACTGCAAATCTTCCACAAGTTGAATCAGGGTATGTTCCAGGAACTGGATCAAATTGGATGGAAACTGGTAAAAATATAAGTACTGTTCCACAATCAGAACTTCCAAATACAACAGTTGGAACTGTTTTCCAAGCTGCTGACGGAAAGTGGTACAAAATTCAATCACTTACTAAGGGTAGTGGACAAGGTGGATTTGCAATCCAACCATACGCAACTGTAATTCAAACAACAAAACCGCTTCCAGGCCATGCAATGGGAGGATTAATCTCAGGCCCAGGTTCTGGAACATCAGATTCAATTTTAGCTATGTTGTCAAATGGTGAGTTTGTACAAAATGCATCAGCAGTTAGCAAGTATGGTGTATCATTTATGAATTCAATTAACTCTGGAACTTATCGTCCTAATCTACCAGCTATGGCAGGAGCAAATTCAATACCCGCTGGAATAGGTGCGGGAACTGGTGAAGCAGTGTATAATATTAATGTGAATGTTATGTCTAATGCTGATGCTGATGAGATTGCTAAAACAGTTATGAATAGCTTACAACGTCTACAAGCAACCACATCAACCAATAGGAGAATTAAAGTATAATGAGCGTATATGGCATTCCTATTGGTGTACAAGTATCTATAGATAATTCAACATGGTACCAATTGTCAGATCACAATAGAAACCCTATTGGAATTACATACACTTTGGTTGAACAAGCTGATAGAATGGCAAATGGAACATTGCGTAAATATGTAGTTGCAAGAAAATTTGTTATAACCACAGACTGGAAAGATTTTCCAACACTTGATTCAAATCTTGTGGACTATGATCCAAATCTTGGGTCAATTCCACAAAATGCTCATGGTGCAGCATGGATAAAAGCTTTTTATGAAATTAATGCATTTCAACCAGTTTATGTAAAACTTATGTATGCTCAAGAACCAGCAAGTTTGTCTACAATCCCGTCTATACCATCAAGTAGTTATACTGATTCTCAAAATACGGCTGGACAAGTTTATCAAGCTTATATGACAACCTTCACCTATGATGTCACAAAAAGAAGACAGGGTTACGATTACGTAAATCTCAAAATAGAATTTACGGAGATATAATGCTAGGTACATCTTCCGTACAAAATTATTTTGAAAGTAACACTGCTCAAACATTACCGTTGGTTCATGCTGAATGGAATTACAATTTAATTTATAATACATATGTAAGTTTTAGCGGGAATGGTTTAAATATAGCTCCACCCTTTAATAATATATCTAGCTGGAACACTTATTCAAATAGTAAACTTACTTTATCTCCAGCACAAAATGGATATAGCACAAGTGCTTTTACCGATTTGTCTTCTCTTGATTTTATAGTAAATGTTTCAAGCCCTTCATATTATACTGATTATTCAAACTACACTGCAAAAGCTACATTAAATATAGCATTGCCTAATACTGCAGCAAATTGCTACAAGGTTGTATTTTATGCAAGATCAAAAACTTCAGACACAATTAATCTTTCTGCAAACGTTTCAAACAATTCAACTACTTTAAACTCTACAGGCTTTGCAAGTATTGATAATTTTAACTATCAAAAAATAACTGTTGTAGCGGGAGTTAGACCAACAGACACCCCATATAACAATTTTGATTTAACTCTTGATTTTACAAACACCACCTTAGATTCAACAGGGTTGTGGGGTATAGAAATATGCCACGTAGAAGTATACGAGATTACCTATTTTGATTATTGCTATGGCAACTTATGGTCAACAGATAGTGTATTTACATACTTTAGACCAGGGGAGAGTCTTGTAACTTCTGGTAATGCATCAACCTATACACCGCCAAGATTAATAAGTAATGCACCAGGCGATCCAAATAAACCATTTCCATCTCAGTGGACAAATGCTATGCCATGTAGTCCAATTGTTTATTCTCCAAAAACATTGTTTTCGGCAAATTCAAATCCAGCTTATAAAAATGGTTTGCTTGGCCCAATGTCAAGTTATCAATACTTTGTTTCAGAAATACCAAATGGTGCTACATCAATAGGTGCTGCATATGAAGTGGTTTTGCAATCAAATAAAATTGTAATTAAATTTAATATAAGCCAATCAATTCCTTCAAGCTTTACAGTAAGTTTGTATAATTCTTCACAATCTTCTTCACCAGTATCCGTAACATCTTTGGATTCATCAGCTATTCAAGCATCAGGATTATGCGAGCTTTATTGGAATGGTTCAGCATGGTCAACATCAAAATGGAACTGGGCACCAGATTCAAGTTCTCAAATGCCAACAATAAACTCACAAGGACTTATTAGCTCATATCAATCTTTTAATAAAATTGTTGTTACTCAAAACTCATCATCAGTAATTTCTAATTATAAAAATGCAAACTACACACAGTCTAGCTCTTCTACTGTACAATCAGAATTTTCAAGAATGCAGGTTATTGAAATATCCCCTAGATTGGAGCTTGATCTATCTTCATTTATTTATGAACTTGATATTCAAAAGACTTTAGATGCAAAAAATACTCCGCTTCCAATTTCTTCAATGTCTGCAAATACAGCAACTATTTATTTAACAAATATTCCTCTTTCAGGTCCTAATAATACTCCGCTGTCAATATTTTCAACAAACGCCAATGCTGCGGACACTGGTGGCTATTCAACTCCTTTAAGAAATATGATTGTAAAAAATGTAAAGTTTTATGTTAATTATTATGTTCCAGTTACAACTGTAGATTCACAAGCAGATAGAATAATTCCTGGTGGAGTATTTTATGTTGATACTTGGGACATGACAGATCTTCAAAAAGCAACAGCAAATTGCCTTGACGTAGTAAAGTTTTTACAGACTATTCAGGTAAATGATTATGTTTCATATGAACAGGGTTTGGTAAACATATTTACAAACTTAATGGATTCATCTGGCTTTACAGATTATGATCTTGATGAATTAACAGAAGTTCTTACAGATAACAATCAACAACTAACCCCTGGCTATTTCTTTGCTGATTCAGCAAATAAAACAATATACGATGTTTTGCATGAAGCTTTTATGGCTTATCAGGTAGGTTGTTATATTGATGAGTATGGAGTTATGAGATTCATAAATCTTAGAAAAATTATTTCAAATAATACATCTACTTATACTGTTACAGACAACAATATAGTTGTTGATACTTATAATGAAACTATTAAAACTAAAGCGGGTAAGCTAAGAATGTTGTACCGTGAACCTCATAGAAAGATGAGTGTATGGACAAGCTCCCTAGCATTAGAAAATACATCAACGACAATATTACAGCAAGCACCAGATGTTATTTGGAAACAAGATACTGAAGATTTGGTGCCATTTAATTATTTATTTGAACCAATAGAAAACTTTTCACAAAATTATTATCGTGTAGATCCTAACAGTTTAACTGATTTGTTTTATACTACAGTATTTGAACATGATAGTTATGCTATCATTGAAGGTGAAATCATATCCACAGGTGATAAAGAATGGCAACTTACAGATGGTAATAGCGGAATATCAGAATTTATATATATAAAAAATCAAAGCGATTATACAGATCAGCTTGCTCGTTTTTTAAATAAGTATGGTTCAACTAATATAACTCAAACTCCAACAGGCAGATTTGTAAATGTTCAAAGAGGACTATTTGGAACTGCAGCAACAACACACGCACCAATGACGGGTAATGTTGGATCAACTTTGCAATGCTACACTGTTAATAATTCAGTTATAAGTCTTACACAACCATTTGCCATATCATCCTCAACTGGACTTATACAAGGTCCAATATACAGCTCTGGAGCATCTTCTTTAGCTATACCAATTTCAAATACAGATAAAGGATATTCAACATATTCTACTAAATTTAGACTACCTTCTGGTGTATCGCAAGATATAAAAGCTGGTTTGTTTTTTAACATAACATCTTTAACTAATTTAAACAACGATGCTTTTTTTGTTAATATAGAAAGTAATAAAAATAAATACTATCTTAATTACGGACAGTTGGTTGGGTCTGTTGGATCTTCAATAGAAGTAACAAATATAATCAATAATGATTTTAACAATGAACCAACATTGCCTTTGTATGCTGTAAAAGAAAAGAGCCTTATTAATCTAAAAATCACAGAAGGTCTTGTTCCAGTTGTAGACTCTAATAATAATTATGTTTATCAAACTGTTACTAATTCCGATGGCACTACAAGTAAATCAATTACTTACAACAACAATATTGTTATTTATATAAATAATCATAGAATTAATACAAACTTGTCAAGTAGCTACCTTGGACCAGTAGGAACAAGATTTGGATTTTATGCACACGGAGACGGAACTGGCTCTTCAACTGTTGAGTTTGCAGAATTGTATGCTTGTGAAAGTTCTCTTGATGATAAAATAAATTATCATTTTCAATCATTTAATTTTCTTGATAATCTTATTGCAGGGAAAAGAATAATTGAAGATTTTTATATGATGCAAGTACAGCCTCAAATTATAGGATTAAATCTTTATGATGTACAACTAAGTGCCACCCCGTCTTCTGGGGCGGAGCCTCTTAAAGTAATGTATAACCTTTATTATGAAGATCCAACTATTGTTGATGCAGCAGGAAATAATCCAACAAACTATATTTCAGTATATGATGATTCATTGCAATATTCAACCATAGCCAGTACTGGGTTTAGAGCTAAATTCGCATTAGTCAATAACTCTCCATTTTCAGTATGGACCCAGACGGGAACAGAAGATAAGCAATCAGTATCAGCACAATTTGCTATATTCTCAAGAAACATGATTGTGCTTACAGATCAACAAACTTTGGAAAGAGTTATTAATCCACAAAACGTACTTGAAGTTGTAGAACTTCAATCTGATTGGGTTCAATCTAAAAAATCTGCCGATTCAATTTTAAAAGTATTGGCAGATGCAACTGATACATTCAGCAAAGATATTCAAATTGATATATTTGGTAATCCATTATTGCAAATTGGAGATGTGATTACTCTTACTTATGGCTTAAAAAATATTAAACAACTTAACTTTTTTGTTCAAAGTGTAACTCAAACATTTAAAACTGGTTTGCAAACAGAACTTATTCTAAATCAAATAGGTGATTATGGATACTCAACAACAAAAGAAAATTCTTTTCCTACGCCTGCTTCTATTGCAAATAATAAATCATCAATAACACTTACTCCAGCATACGGATCCATCGCTGGAGGAGATATAATTACAATTACTGGCGGTAGTGGTTATACTCCAAGTTCTTTGCCTACTGTATTTTTTGATACAGAGCAAGCAACAAATGTTACTTATGTAAATTCAACAACAGTAACAGCTGAAACCCCATCCCATTCGGCGGGATCAGTAAATGTAAGAGTAGTATTTGGAAGTACAATATTAAGTACACCATCAACAGATTACTATGGATATACATATAAATATATACCTCCAGTAGTTGGTCCAATTACAGATCTTTCAGTATATTCAGATAGTTATAATTCTGGATCAAGACTATATGACGTAGCACTTAAATGGACACAACCTGAAAATAGCAATGCCTTTGATTATACAATAACGGGCGGTACAGGACTTGCTTATGCCAACAGAAGCGGTAAAAATATAAGTTATACACAAGGTGAACCTTATCAGATATCCTTTGATAATGATGGTGATTTATATGCTGCAAATAATGGCGGTGGTTTATATGGAGGAGCAACATATACATTTACAATAACTCCTAAAAATATAACTACTAGCGGATCATCAGTAACAGTAAATTCAACTGGAACCCCTATGAGTATTACTTCGGTAATTGGAACATCGGCAACCCCAGCTGTTTTGACTGTAAATGCTATATCTCCAGTTGCAGGAGAAATTGATCTGTCTGGTTTTTATTATTCAGGTGCAGAATCATATAAGGCAGTATATGCTCCAAATGATGGTTCATACACGCATACATTAAATATTTCAACAATGACAAGTACATCTGTGGAAAAGTTTATAGGATTAAGCACAACTGCATCGTATAATATTACAGTAAGTGCATACGGATCAACGGGACAATCTGGAACGTTATTGGCACAAGGATTAGTGAATGGGTTTAAAGCTGATGGTGCAAATGTAAGTACTTCAACTCAACAAGGCGTAGCACCAGTAAATACTGGCATTACAGAAATCAGTATTCCTTACGCATATAATTCAGATGGAACTGTAAACCTTACTGTTTCAATAGTTCCAGATAATTCAAGCAATCCGCCAACATCTTATAAAATTGTTGTTACTCCAAGCAATGTAAATCAATATGGTGGTTTACAGTCGCAAACCTATAACCCATTAATTTCTCAGATGAGTAAAGATGGAAACGGCAACTATGTTTATGTAATGGGTTCTCCAACAGGCTTTGCATCTGGAGTTCAATATCAAGTGGCTATATATGCAGTTAATTCTAATGGTACAAGCTCTGGAGAAGTTTATACAACTGAAGGTGTTATTCCTTTGCAATCATCGCTTTCAGCAGCAGGAGTTACAAATGTTTCCGCATCTGGCAATATGACTGTAACTTGGACGGGTGCAACAGTTTATGATGGGTATACAATTAATTACGAATCTGGATATCAAGCAATAGCATTTGGCATATCTTCAGCAAGCAGCTGGAAGCAGAACTCTTTAGAACCAACACCAATGACAACAGATAAAATTAATTTCACAGATAATTATTCTGCACAAAATTACTTTACTGCAGGAAGCGTAGTTAATATTACTATTACTCCATACTCAAATGGAAGTGCGGGGCCTTCAGGAACATATACCTATACAATTCCAGCACAAACTAGTACTTCTGGAGGAAATACAGCACAAATTCCAACTCCACAAGTAATACCAGTATATGCTCAAAACTATCATGAAGACCCATTTGGAAATACTGTGCATGGAACTGGAGGTTCATTCTACTGGTTTGACAACCCACCAACAGGTGATTATGAAAGTTATTATTATGAATGGGAATTTAAACATGGTTCTGGATCCTTCGGTTCAATTAATCAATTGTATTCGCCAAATATTAACCCTCCATATGGAGAAGGCTATTATTATGTAACAACAGGAGATACTGGATCCTGTACACTGCAAGTTAGACAGACAGTTGTAGATACAAATGGAACAGCTTGGCCAGGTCAATGGACTTCAGCGACAGGTACATTTACCTAAAATACGCTTAAAATGATATAATTATGAAGGTTGGAGGTGTAAATTGGTAGATACTACTGAAAATAATAAATATATTTATCCCTTAACCCCTCAGTCAAGGGGTCAATTTGTTATTGCTCAGAGTGATCCAAACAACACCCCGCTTGGACTTGCAAAACTTAAAGCTTTATATGGTCCTGGAAATGTAATTGTAGTACCAGATAGCCAGTTTTTAAAGTATGTTGGATCTAATTTAGATCTTATTTCAACTTATACTTCTGAAGAATTTACACCACTATCTGTAGCGACAAATACAAATTCTGATTCAAGTGGCGTCACCCTACCCACTGGACCAGTAAAAATAGGATTACCAGCCCCTACTGGACTTACATTAGGTAAACCACAAACCTCCCCTGGAACAAATGGAACAAACACTATAACTATACCAGTATTTTTTAATCCAGTAGCGGGTGCATCTGGATATGAAGTTACATATTCCTCTGCACCTATTGTTTCTTCAGCAGCGGTAACTGGAGTAGTTACCAGTGGATCAACTAGTGGTAATATAGTGGTATCTTGGAATGCAATACCAAATGCAACCAATTATACATTTACTGCAACAAACACATCTAGCAATCAATATACTTCAGTTCTAGTTGTCCCAGCATCTGGTGCAACTACTGTATCTGAGTCTATGTCTGTACCAACGGGTAATTATACAGTTACAATTACTCCGTATAATTCAAGCGGATATGCTGGAACGTCATATACAACAACAACGATTTCGGTATAAGGAGAAAAATGTTAAAAGGAACATATGTGTTTAAGCAAAACGGAATAGAAGTAGGTCGTTCCGAAAACATTGTTACTACAAATGGTAAGACTACTATATTGCAATATCTATGTGGTTCTGTTTCAGAATGGGCAGCATCATTAGCAGTTGGAGCTATGCCTTCAATAATATCACCAGCAAATACTGCACCCGCATTGACTGATTTAACACTTGCTTATGAAATTGCAAGAAGTGCTGTAACTCTAAAATCTTTTCAGGTTGGTTCTCCAAATCTATTAATAGTTAAAGGAACATTAGATGCCTCTGTTTCAGCAAATATTTATGAGGTAGGTGTATTCCCAATAACAACATCAAATATATTTGGAACCAGAGATACATTAATACTTGATGATTTTTCTACAACAACCAATTGGACACCGACATCAAACTATACAATAAATGCCTATGCTGCACAAAACAGTTTGTCCCCTAGAGTTGGTCTTAATAGTTTGAATTTATCTGCAAATACTACAACAACAAATACAAACTTTTTTGTTAACCTTTCATCATACTCACAACTTGATAGTTTAAACATACTGGTAAATGTTGGAAGTGCAAGCCAAGGAACACTAAATGTAATTTTAAAAGATTCAAATGGGGTTTCTGTTACAATTCCTTATACCTTTAATGGTACTTCTTCAAGTGGATATCAAATACTTACAGCTAATTTCCCGTCAAATATTGGAAGTCTTGCAACAATAAATTCAATAGCTTTGCAAACTGTAGGTTCATCATCTTCAATTACAGTAGATGCGATTAGAGTTTCAGTATTAGGTGAAGTAACAAATAGTGCGGGATTGGTCAGCAGATCAGTACTAACAACACCTATTGCAAAAATATACGGAATACCTTTAGATATAGAATATTATCTACAGTTAGGATAAAATGACTACATCATCAACCTCACAATGGAATCCTGGATCAACAACACAGGTATCTCAAACATTAACTGGATTAACTCCAGGTAGTTCCTATGTGATTTTGGTAAGAGCATATACTAATAATTCTGATGGAACTAAAACATATTCTGACTATGCATCAATTCCATATACTGATTCTGGAGTATCTGCAAGTGGTCTTAATGCTTTAACAGTAAACAATGGAACAGATATTCTTTTAAATGGCGGAGCAATATATGCTCAAAACACAACTAATCCTTTTAAGCCAAATGTTGGCGTGTTTGATGTGGTAAATGGCACAACTACTGGAACTGGGGTTATTTTAAATAACACAGGACTTGCAGCATTTAAAGCTGGAACAAGAGAGTTTTATATAGATGCAAGAACGGGTAATGCATATTTTTCTGGAACTGTTCAAGCAACTATTATTGAAAGTACGGGCTATAGTTCAGGTGATGTAACAGATGGTTCAGCATACTCTTCTGGCGGTATGGCTATTAATTTAAATAATGGTTCATTAACATCTAAAAACTTTAGAATTGATACTAGCGGTAATGCTTATTTTAAAGGAGATGTGGCATCAGCAACAGTATCTGGAACTACTTTATCCAGTACATTATCTACATTAAATAGCTCTATTTCATCTGCATTTGCAGCTGCTTATGCAGCACAAACATCTGCAAATGGAAAAAATAAAATTTGGTATGGATCAGGAGTTACTTCCACATCTGGATATGCCCCAGATGGTGCATCTTATACAATCACAAATGCTTCAGGAACAACAGCTTCATCTTCAACATTTCCAATTTCATTTCCAGTATCAGGTAGTAATAATACTGTTCAATCGGGAACTGCGGGAGATACTTGGTTTGTATATAACACTTCTTATGTTGTAATTGCACAATATACATGCTTAGGCGGTACTTCTTGGAAACAAACATCAATTGATGGATTGACCATAGCAAATATAGATGCTGGGGCAATAACTGGAGGAACAATATCTGCAGGTATTTTAATTCAAGGCCCAACCATTCAAACTGGAAGCACTGGTAACTATGTTAAAATTTCTGCAAGTAATAGTGATAGAATTACTTTTAATAATGCAGGACTTAATACTCCAGGATTAATACAAAGCACATTTAATTCAAATACAAATATAGGCACTTTATATATTAGTAGTGGCTATCAATCAACTGTTGATGGTACAGGAGCATCTATATCTTTAAACTCTTCTTAT